CCACTCATCCAGCGCCAACCCAGTCCTCCTACCACGATCCTACAACCTCATCATCAGAATCACCTTCAGCGACACTCGCAACATACATATCAGAACTACATCCACCATCAGACATCACATTCATCCGACAAACATCAATCACCTTCATCATCATCATCATCATCTTCATCATCATCACCATCATCATCCTCATCATCATCATCATAATCATCATCATCATCATCATCATCATCGTCGTCGTCGTCGTCATCGCCATCGTCATCGTCATCATCATCATCGTCATCGTCACCAGTGTCTGCCGTTCCTCCCGTAACTTGAATTGCCCCGTTATCCGTGCTATATGGGGGAAGACTTACATCAGGACGATTGGTAAGACCACTGCCAGGAGTAGTGTTTAAGCCAGGGTCAGTATTTCCGCCAGTGCTCGGGGGCGTATAATTCCCGTCTTCATCAAAGCTTCCTCCTTCGTTATACCCTGCCTGTGCTCTAGCTCCATCTGCATTTGCGTAAGCAGTGTAAGGATTCCCGTTTGCATCATACATTGTAATACGATACGGAGTATCTTCGCTATATTCCGTAGAATACTCGGGGCTCCACCGAGGTTTAGGTGTTAAGTTATCTCCTCCTATGTCAGTGTCGCCTGGGCCTCCAGATTGACCAGACTGAGGGCCATTACGCTGATCTTGTGCTAACTGGTCATAACCATCATTTATAGCGTTATACTCGTCGTCAAGAGCTCTTTCCCTTGCTCTCCACGACTCGTCGTAAGCATCTACAATACCCTGATAAGTAGCATTGGTAGCATTTTCGGTAGCTGCGTCATAACCATTGAAATAGTTTTTTGCAAAGTCTAAATCTAACGCTTCTCGCGCAGCGTCGTAAGCATCTGATCTTGCATCCAAGTCAGCCCTTCTTTGGTCGTAGTCGCTCATATTGTCTTCATTCCCCGTTGTGTTATCATTTGGTTCAACGCCTTGTAAATCGTTAATTTGGTCTCTAATATCTTCTAAATCAGAAACATATTCATCGGTATAGTTATCTTGTGCTTGGTTCCACTCATCAACACTGTCATAATCTGAAAGATTGATATCGTTTAGCCCATTTATAAAATCGTCGTCACCAAAAAGATCATTATACAATGCTTGATGTTGATCTTCTAAGTCACTAATTTGAGCATCTCTTTCCGCATTGGGAAATTGCTCGTTGTAATATTCGTTAATTCGTGCAGCTAATTCCTCGTATGTGGGTGGAATTTGTTCTGTCCTGCTTAAATAATCTTCAACTTGCTCTGGGGTTGCACCAAGAAAATCCTCTGCAAGTTGATTGTAATGAGCTTGTGCATAAAGCTCGTTTAAAGCTGCTTGCTCGGCTGCTGTGGCAGGAACAGCAGATTCGTTGTCTCCATATACTCCAAATACTTTTGAAATTGCATCTCCTACAACTGGAAGATTCCCAATGTAGTTCTCGTAAAGAGACTCTACAATGTTCATTGGGTTCTTTAATAAATCTACTATTCCATCTGGTCGTTCATCTGGATTTGGAAACTCTCCTTGCAGAAGTGATATATCTGAAGGTGTAATTTCTCCAGTATGACCCCGCCTAGCCATTTCGTCCCGCAATTCTTGACCCGTTTCGGGTAGTAAAGCATTTGTGGCATAATTTAACAAAAGAGGAATTACCGCTATCGCAGGTATGGGATTCCCTGATATTGTGCCGATTGCAGTATTTCCTAAGACTTGACTCAATACAGCGGTAGAAGCGACTTGACCGAGATCACCTCCGAAATGTTTTTGATAAGCAAAGGCAATATCTTCTGCTCCAACTTTTACCTTACCTGCTATATCTCCAACAAAATTTTGAATTGATTGCAAAAAACCAGCGTCAGCTTCTGCTCTACTTGAATCTAATCCAGCATCTACGTAAGTTCCTTCAAGTTTTTGCCTTTCTGTTGTGGTTAAATCGGGGATTCCCATTACCCCAATGTTGTATAGCTGATCGTTGGCAATGAACCCCTGAACGATCCCCATTTGGTTCTGACCGTATATTCCACTAATGTTATCAGAGTTTGTATCCATCATCTGAAGACCATTCGAGATCATGAATGCTTGCGCCTGAGTTAGTGAACCTCCTATTTGAGCAGCAACAGCAGCGGTTTGTATTAACTTTGAAGCTGTTCCATTTATCTCTAGCTTATCTCTTACTTCTGCTGGTATTGTTCTATCTAAAACTTGATTAACAAAATAGGCAGGATCAGGTAAATTTACTAAGTCTGTTCCTAATAAAGCTTCAGCTTCATTTAAAATAAAGTTTGCCTGACCTAAACCGTTCAACCCCCCTTCGGAGGTATATTGCATTATATTAGTAAGAGCAGCATCTCTATTTCTTAGCCCTTGTTGGGGAACGGCTAAAGTTAGTAGATCTTCACGAATATCACCAGATAGCTTTTTTCCTGCCTCGGTTTTAAGATAGTTATGTAAATCCCATCTTTCCTGACCCGTCATGTTTCTTGTAAAAACACCCGAGTCGTCGGGGCCTATGTCAACACCCGACGGAGGACTTATGCCCAGAGAGCCGTCAAAATTTGTATATTCCGCCAAAGCCATTTTTATATAAACTTAGGAAACGCTTCCTAGCGAAAGTGATTTAACTGTCCCAGCATCGTTAAAATATAAAGTAAAAGCGTCACCGTTTCGTTGTATAGTAAACATACTTCTGCCTAATTCATTTACGTCTTCGGCTCCAGCGGTAGATTGGTCTGAAGGTGCACTAGCACGGTTTTCGCACGTTAAAGCTACTCCTCCATTGTAGGTAACTTTTACGGCAGAGTTTCTAACTGAGCTACTTCCCCATAAACCAATTTCAACACTATACGGAGACGATATTGAAATATTTCTACCAAAAGCATGGGACTCTGTGTTGCTGACGGCATTATTAACTCCTACTGCCGAAGAGAAGCTTGATGTTACATTATTATTTGCTCCGAGGGCAATAGCTGTGTCTCCACTTGTGGTATTACTATATCCTACAGCGACAGACTTAGCCCCTCCAGTTCCAGATACGCTATTACTGTATCCTATAGCAGTAGAATCAGACGAATTTACAGAATTAATTTTTCCTATTACAATTGAGTTATCCCCTGTGCAAGAATTAATATCACCTATTACTACTGATGATTTACCAGTAGTAGAATTAGTGAAACCAGCAGCAATAGATTTTTCATCGTTTACAACATTACCATATCCAAATGCAGAGGAATAACTGGCAGTGGTGGCAAGACCAGATGCCTCTATCAGATTACTTGATCCCACAGCAGTAGAGTAAAGTTCCTTTGCATTACTACTAGATCCAACTGCAACAGAATTTTGACCCGATGCGGTTACTATGCTGCCAAGGGCTGTTGCGTTTTCCGCAGTAGCTTTTGCCGTAAAACCCAAGGCTGTAGAATTACCTCCACTAGATGTGCATTCTATTCCAATAGCAACGGACTCGTCTCCACTTGCTACTTCGTCAAGCTGGCCCCTTTTAGATTGTATATCAAGGGAATCAGACCCTCTAGTGTTCCCAGTTTTATCACCGCCAACGCACCCATCGCCCGGAGACGGATATTCCAACTCAGCACCTTGTAGTAACTTATCTTGAGTTGCAGTGCTTAACTTTTGTTCGGTAATACCACCGTCTCGAACAATTATTGCCCCAGAAGAAAGTTGTGTGGTTGATCCGTCAACAACTGCGGATGTAAACGTAGCTTTCTTTACCAAATCATTAAGATTTGTAGAGGTTACAGTGTCTTGATCCTGGTAAGGAGTTTGAATTGATAGTATGTCTGCCATTATATTGCCGTATTTGTGGAGTTAAATGCTACGCCTCCAGATGTTTTAATTGATTTGATTCTAGGTCTTCCCGAAAAATTGTTTAAAGTAAATTGAATAGAGTAAGCTCTACTATTACCTATTCTACCACGGATGGAAACATCTTCATTTTCTTCCAGTGGACTATTGTTTAATCGAGAGGATAAAGTTCCTAGATTTAAAGGGTAATCTATGTTTTTTGTTTCTGCTGAAATGTTGAAATCGGACTTTTCCGTTTCAGAAGACTGAACGTGCATCTCAAAAGTGTTCCACTTTTTTCTATCAGTTGTCCCGATAGTAAAATCCCTAGTCGTTAAACTAGACTCAATGGGTTGCGTTGTAATTAAATTTGAAGCCGAAGGATCAACGGAAATTCTATCAGTTCCATCTTCTCTACTTTCTAGTAAATGAACGCCGCCAAATGAATTTACGCAATATACTCCGCGCTTTTCTCCTTCTCCAGCAATAATTAATTTTTCGTAATCAAAAGATGTAACTGAGTCAATGGACTCCCACTGCTTGTTTATGAAGTTATAAATTATAACTGCATTATTTTTTGTAGCCCTGACCCTAACTCCTTCGCTATTAATAGAATCTAAAGGAACAGCAATGTAGTATTTGTTATCAAAATATACGGCAGAAGAATTTTGCCACAAATCCCTGTTTATTAATCTAATAGTTCTGTCTATCGCCTCACTCAAGGGAACTTCATTTCCTCGAAGATTGTATAAATCTTGAAAGGAAGCTCCGTATATTCCGCTATCAGATAAGAAAAATAGATTACTTCCTACTTGAACTATACTGTCTTTTGCTACGCATCCTATTTCTTCCGTAACAAGACTCGTTACCGCTTGGGATATATTTATGGTGCTAGTAATCGTATGTATGCTATTTCGATTAAATATTAATAATTGATCGTCAGAAAAAGAATGAAGACCTACAATAAAATCAGCGGTTCCCGCAGTTAATTGTTTTGTGTTAGGAACATCGTCATAAGTGTTAATGTCTAGTCCGTTAGAGAAAATTACTTCATCTTTAGTTTTCCTGTCGGAGTAAGTATCTGGAGTGCTTTCTACCGTATATTCGTAGGGAACAACTAGCCTTCCACCGTGATAAGTCCCAAACGGGGGAGCGGGCATATGCACATATCCTAGACCCTGAGATACTGGTCTTGTGAAGTGAGCTTCGGTGCTTGAAGAATCATTTTTTTCTGCAAAAAACGCAAATCCGTTAGCACCAACAACGAGTGAAACAAAATAATTTTCACCTGTAGCCAATGTAGTTGATCCGGGGTCTACGACAACTATTTCATCTCCTACTTTAAGACCATGATTGGTTGATACTACCGAAACAACATTGTTTGTTATTACTGTATTATTTACAGAAGCATCTCCAAGCCTATCGGGTTGAGCGTAGGTTCCGCTTTTTACTTTTGTAAACCCAGAAAATGCAGTCCCAGTTCCAGTCCCCGCTGCGGTTGCAGTAAAAATTTCACCCACTGTTGGAGTTGCAGAGGCTCCTACATCTGTCCAAACCGTGTCTCCTATTGAATTAATTTTATAAGTTTTTCCAACATCAAAGTTAACAGCTTCGACCGCAGTAACGACTCCGTCCCAAACTAAAGATGTTTTTCCTCCCGTGAAAAGAATTACTTGTCTAAATGCTTGAGTTAAAGAAGATAATCTTCCAAGTGTATAAAGTGGAGGATAAGCAACTTTCGTTGCTGTGTTTGTATCTAAATTGCTTGCAATTGCTTCTGTGTTTTGAGCAGTAACAATATACTGGCTAGAAGTTTGGCTTGGGTCAGAATAAGCGCAGGATGCCCAAATTCTGGGCTGTGCATCATTATTTATAACTGGAGGTGTTCCAAGGTCATCTAAGGCAAAGCTGAGGACGACTCCAGCAGTGCCAGCGACTAATTCACTAGTAATATTATCAATGCCCTTTCTTACTTGCCATTCGCCATTTAGATCCATTCGACCGTTGCGAGAATCCGAAAGGACACCGGGCTTCAACTGATCGGGTCGAAACCTATTATTAAAGCCAAAGTATCCAGTGTCGAACTCATCGACAATCTTAGAATCATTTGCTCCGTATCCAGAATATCTTGGCATATATTAACACTTCCAGGCTTTGCGAGACCAGTAATTGGCTGAAAGCTTATTTTTGGTTCCTTTGATGCCTCCGCTGCGAGCACAGTAAGACCTTTTCCGATCAGGGTTACTGCTTTTAATGCTCATGTTTGCATCTCCGAATCGAATTATTTTTTCCTTACCATCTTGGCAGGCTTTGACGACTGACTTCTTGCCCCCAGATACTTGTCTGCGGGGCTTGTTGCAAGCCATCTTACTCTTGTCCAACTTCGCCACTATTTGCGTTTGCGGGCTGTTTTTGTTGGACGACGCATGGCTGCTTTTTTAGCCATTGCCTTCCCTTTTGGTGTATATGGGTATTTTTTTCCTCCTACGTTTGGCATATCTATTTTCTCCTTACCTGCTTTAGTTTAATATTTTTTTGACAATAACATGACTTTTTAAGTTCACATTTTTGAATTGATTTTAATATAGCGTTTTTTGCTTTTTGACCCTCTGTCTCTCGCAAGGCTTGTCCTAGTGGACATTCTTCCATTATTTAGATTTCTTTTTAGGAAAGCCTTTTTTCATATTACTATATGCGCTTTTACTAATAGTAGATTTACTTTTAGGTCTGCTAGTTCC